AAGTCCATAATCATCACAGTCCGTTTCATCGTACGTAACCCCAGTAGATATATTAAAGCGGCATGATGGCGAACCAACAAATTGAGGTGCTCCAAAGTTAGCACGACATCTAGTTCTACCAGCTGCTTTTAGAAACAAAACCCCATAATACCTACTAGCGCCGTCCGGTGTAAATGAATGCACTATTCCGTGTAAACTGTCTGCTGTTGTTTCGTACACCTTATCTGCTGTTAATGTTCCCGCTGGGGAGGTTGCAGAGTCGTCACTAACGTCAACCTCAGTGTTAGTCCAGTTTGATATCGCTTGTCTAAATACTTCGGAATAGGTATTTTCAGTAGCGTACTGTTTCTCGAACAATCCGTATACATCACCACTGATATTCCGAGTCGCTAACACATTCGCTCCAAACGGACCTGTCATCTCGTACAGACCAGTCGACGGGTTTTTCGCTGTGATGTAGCGGTCGGATGCGTTGGCAAATACACCGGCAGAGAAGGGTAGAAAGGCTTTGAATATACCTAATCCGTTACCAACTATTTTATAATTTTTATCAATGGCAGAATCACTAGGTAATATACCAATGTCAATTGGCCTTACATTATTTCCAATAAATTTATTCATTACAATTCTACCTTGACAGTACCACTCTTATTTTGCGCATATACATATACATCTATCGGATCTATATGATTTATTATAAGATCTTGATTATACCACCAGGTAGACGCATCGGTAAGATCTGTTGGTGCTGCTACACCATGTAATCTGTATGTTTCATAAAATAAAACGTCTTCAGAATTAATGTGTCTTTTTACAAGGCCATTAGTTACATTATCAGCAACCTTTTGCCAAGAACCTTGAGAACATGAAACTGTAGCTGGATTTGCCATAATTACTCTCCTAAATCAATTATACTTCTGCATTTTTTATTAGAACAAATCCTCAAATTTGTTTTTTTATATATTTTTGTTTCTGAATTACATTTTGGACAAGGATAAACCGGACGTGTAAAATCAGTTTCGATTACGACCGAAACCAAATCTACAACTTGTGGTTTGTCTATGATACTCATGATTACACGATTCGAACGTTATAGGTGAGCTTCAACTTATCAGCGGTAGTCTTGTTCACAGGGGTAAAGATGGCGCGCATAAGTGCCGATCCACCCGGTGAAGTGTTTTGATTCAACACAACGACTTCTTGAATGTTGGTAGCCGACTTCGATCCGGCACCTGAAGGATAGCTGATAACCAATTGAAACGTTCTTGTTCCTGACAAAAGCGTTTTTGAATCAGCCGTATTCAGCGTTCCGGTCACAGGTGATAGGACGTTGGTTTGTGCGCTATTAGCGGCTACGCCAGACGTACCAATTCTGAATTGATCCCAGTCATTAGTATTCAAGCCACAAGCTTGACGCCATGTTTGACGCTTACCTGTATTGACTACAAGGTTATGCGTCCTTCTACGCTGAATAACTTTAGGTCCGTCACCGCTATCTCGGATAACCTCAATATCGACGAAACCACCGAACTTTTTGCTTTGCAAAATGTCTTGAATTAATTGCTTTGGTGTCATGACTTATTCTCCATTACATTGTGACAATGCTTCTTCGAGTATTGTAACATTTCCCTTTGCTTCCGTAAAAGCTTCAAGGGGTGAGTCATCCGGAAGAAGCTCTATAACCTTTTTAGCCCACATCAAAGATTCTTCTATTTTTCCCATATAAGCGCAAGTTTGCGCTAATCTTTGAGCGGGCAAGTGTCCGTAGTATATCAGGTCAATCCACCATACCGTAAAGGGTGGATCGCCTATACCGGTAGCAGCGTACGTATAAAACCTATGTGCCTTCTCATAATCTTCTTGAAGAAAGGCAATATCGCCTAACCATAGAAAATGTTCACACCTTGTCCAGTCATCAGAAGTACATCCGTGTAACACTCTGAAAGCTTCTTTCGCGTTACCCTTTCTCATATATTCTTTGGCCAGAATAAGCCTTGCTTGATAGCGCTGAACCCCATTATTTGAAACGACTAAAAACTCTTCAAGCCTTTCTATCGCTTTATTTGGATCGATATCTCTCCATTCTTGACCCAAATAAAAAAGACTCGCTTCAGATTTTCGCGCTAGCCAGTCATCTAATAGCGCGTTTCTGTTCTGTGCTTTGCGTTGTTTGGCGCGACTTTTTGAACGTTCTTCATGTCTATCGTGAAGCATCTTTATTTGAGGCAACTTCACAACGTAAGTTCCATCAGGATAATCCAAGGTGTTGTGAACTGGACGCGTAAAAAAGATATCTTTAGCGTTCTGAAACAACCACGGAAAAGACCATTGTTGACCATTACCCTGTCTTAGTACTAAACCTATTCTAGCTGGTTTAGGAACTATTCTATTTAGTTGAAGTAGAACGTCTTGACCACCTACTAATCTTTCATGACCTTCAGTCATAAAGATCCATTCACCACTACATTCAGCTATACACTGATTTCTTATCCAACTGAAATTAACTTTGTCCTCACCCATATATTCCCTACAATCGCCACCACAAATAGGACAATCATTTTTCATATGTCCGGTAGGTGGACCCATAGGATCGCGCAAATAGAAGATTTTATCAGCGTATAATTCAGCTATCTTCCAGGTATTATCTGTGGTACGTGGATCTATCCCTACCACAAGTTCATCAGCTATACCGCGTAAACTTGCGAGCGTAGGTTCTAAATCGTGTTCTTCATCTCTAACCGGAAGCGTAGCTGATAATGTGAAATCCTTCTTCGCTAATCCACCGCATACGCCTAGCAAAAATGGTCCTAACACTTCAACCCTTACGTGTTCGAAATGACTTTCAAGTGTCCTTTTGAAAGTCATGGCGTTGAATTTTATGGTGTGCTGTGGTTCTTCTTCCGGACCTAATCGATTGTTAGGAACTGATATCATCGCACCTATGAAAGAATTTCTTTTTATAGTTTCTAAAACTCGATTACGAGAGATAGTAGAAAGATGTTCTAAACACTCTGTAGAAACGTAAACTGTAGCGCTTGGAAAATCATCGATATCTCGAATTGTTTCCAAATCATATTTTATTCCAGTCATCCCCTTTTCTGCTACAGCTTCCAAAGCGGAATCACTGTGATCTACAACCATCATATTTTCTTGTGGATTCTGACCTACTAAATGACACTCTTCTACAATTTGACTCGCGAGTATTCCGCGTCCACCACCTATATCAACTATTACATTTCCGTTAGGTGACCACGGTGGAATTCTTTTCAGTAGCGCGCATATACGCGCGTACACGCGTGTGAGCGCTTGTTTCCTCCAAGTGTCATCCCCTTCATCTTTCCAAAGTTTATCCCATAGATCGGAGTTATTCGCCCTTCTAGCCTTCTCTTCTATTTCCGCTTGGACAATGGTATCTTCCATAATTCCTCACTATACGGTGATGGTTTCCCATACCGAAAACGTTTTTTATAGAACGCTACGCCAGAAACTTTTAGATGTTTCTTTCCACCCATCACAAACGTCTAAGGCTTTTTTGACAGGGGTAGCACCAGCTCTATTTCCGCGCGTTGCGTCAATTTTACCAGGGTTACCACCACGGCTAGCCAACACAGCTTTAGCGTGCTTTTCCAAATGAGCACCAGCGCGTTTACGTTGTTCCGGACTCATCTTAGCTTGATTCAATCGCGCTAATGCATTACGTAAACGTGGCATATCAATTGTACTATTCTCACCAGCGCTTTGAACGTTACGTGTGTGATGCGGTAGCGCGCGTAAAGTACGTGGTACGGTTTTACCACTCGCATCTTTCTTACCACCTGGAAGAATGATCGCGAAAGCCGCATCAGGTAGATCATTGATAGTGGCCGTTGACAATGGCGCTTTTTCAACGTCTACTTCTTTTGATTTCATAACAGGGGTATTTTGTTTTTGCTGGAACGAAACAACCCTTTCGACTTCGATTAAGCTTTCAAATTCAAATCCACCGTTATCTTGACGCTTGTATTTACAAGCGTAGAATTTTTGTCTCTCACTTGGTTCAGGCATATCATATTTATAAACGTCAAATACGATAGCCGTACTGAAGATCTCAACCGGATAGATATCGCCCTTCTTCGTATCTACGTTCAATTTCTGTCTAGCCCATTTCACACAAGCTTCACGTATCTTCATAGAGAAGTCTTTTAGACTCTCACCGGTAGCTAGTCTGATATCTTTACGAACGATGATAGATTGAGTAATCATTTCTTTGCTCCCTTGTAAGGGTTGAATTTTTGTTTTCCTATTTTTGATACTGTTACCCTAGCGGCCGGTTGTGACTTATGAGCCATCATAACGAGTCTTATATCATCAGAAAAAACAGTGACTCTTTCACCACCCTTTATTTTTCCGTTAGGTCTAATGTACTCAATATTGAAAAACACTTTTTTGAAATCATCAGGTCTAGTAACTGAATATTGAACACCGATATCTCTAGAGCTACGCCTACCGCACTCTTGACACTTTCCTACGCTATGCCTTTCTACTAACGACACACCATTTATGGTAGCCTGAAAGTCTTCTCTAGCCAAACGATCTAACCAAAGGCGAGCTTGTTCTTCATCAGCCAAATCTACTCTAAGTGTTTGGCCGTCACATGTGTGTATTTTCAGCACAATAGTTCTTTCGGTTGAACCGAATTGGCTAGTACTTCTTTCGCCTTTTCCCCTTTTTCTCTTTTTGGTAAGAATCGTCTTCAGAATCCACAGATTGCCCTTCTAAGGCGTCAAAGTTTTCTACGGCCAGTAGTTCCGAATTTTCGTCCAGTGGCGAATAAAGTACTTCTTTGACGTCCTCAGTGGGCAATTCGTTAGATTCTGACTCGACAGATTCAACCGCTTTCGGTTTAGAGATAATCATCAAGGGAATTTTCAATTCTTGAAGTCGCTTCAATTCGGCTTCAGTGACTTTCTTTGTCGCTTCAGGTCGTACATGTAGGGCACCTTCACACGAGCGTTTACAGTCTTTCGGAAATCCTTCAACTTGCTGAACTAGAGCGTTATGTCCAAACCTGATAAAATACATGATTTCATTCTCCCTTGAAGCGACAGTGAAGATTATTCGTCTTCACCTTCTTCATCGTCATCGTCATCGTCATCTTGACTTTGCGCGTCAAGAATCATCTCGATTATCTCTTTCTTCCCTGCTTTCTTCGGAATATCCTTCACGGAAAGCGTAAGATCATCGTCATCTTTGATTAGAGCTTTCAGGTCCTTTACGCTCATCTTTTTCAGATCTGCTTTTTCGTAAAGGCCTTCTACTTCTTCGTCACGTTCTTCTTCTACTTCGTCTTCATCGTCATCCACTTCATCGATCTCTTCAGGTTCTTCAACCGGTTTAGAGATGAGCTTACCAGATAGAATCTGAACGCTGAAACCCGGTTGACATTGATAATACCTTGCTTCAGCCGGATCGATAGTCGTAAAGGAATCACCCTTTTTGACGGTACGACCCCTATATCCCGTATGAGATACAGGGGCGCGCTTCGTTTTTGATAACTGAACTTTTGCTTGAAAACCTTTTGCCATTTCTTGATTCTCCTTGTTTAGACCAATCAAAATGATCGAACCTGCTTAGTGAAGATACCTCACAAGCTTATTTTTGTGTAGGGTTTATACACCCTTTCCGACGTTTCGAACCTTTACGATCGCGGTTAGTTCTTCGTATTCTACATCAACCTTAGCCGTAATCGCGTATTGATTTACACCCTTGTAGATATCACGATCTTTTTCGATACGGATATCACGGCCTATACCGACGATCATGTTATTCATGTGCGTCAATAGAATTTGCGGGTTAGACCGATAGGTTACTTTGACCGTATCGCCACTTCCGATAGAACCAGCCGCATCACGCGCAATCGTTCCGTTGGTCGCGTCAAGGATATAGTCGTTACCAGCGCCTTCAACATAAGCGACAGTAGGAACCTTATCCAACGTTTCCGGATGAACTACGACGTCCGTTACAGGTGCGTTAGCAAGCGCTACAGCGGTTGTTCCGGTCAAGGTTATATGTTCCACAGTGAGCGGTTCGAACTCCCACAAAGGAACAGGGACGGCCGTAATACCGAAAGGTCCAGGCATTCCGCCACCACCGCGAGCGGCTTCATCACCCAACATAGTAGCGCGTGTCGACAACTTCTCTAGATATAGCTGCCAAAGATCCGGACTGATGAACCATCGTAGCGCCGATCGATTCCGCCTAAACTTGGTAGGCATTGCTCTAATAGCCTTACTAAAAATAGACAAACCGATGTTTTGTCCTTGCGCGTCAACGATGTTCGAACCATCAGCGAGAATCGACCACCCGTCACAGAGTGCCAAGTAGGCGTCTTTGACTTCATCAGAGCTACCATTTTCCAAAATATCGGATTGTGGTACGGCCGGTCCTAGTTCGTTACCATTGATGTATAGATCTTCTAGATCGTTCGCAAGTTGCGTAGCCATCAATCGGATAATCGTTTCTTCAATGCTATCACCTTCTATGTTTAGCTCTCTGAAGCTATCACCGATCTCGAACGGAACGCACAATTCGTGTGGTGTCAAAGTGACCTTTGAAGTCGTAATACCGCGTCTAACCTGTGGGTCAACCGCTTCAGACTTCGGTACGGCCACACGTCGACCAACACCGATCTTGTCAATTTCTAGGTTTTCGTTTCGAAAGCGAACGATACGCGCGTTGTCCTTCAGAACAGTTTCATCAATCACAAAATCGATAAACCGATCGGATTGCGCATTGTTCAACTTTCCGCTTGCCGCTATTGCATCAGCGGTTATCGCCGCCTTGCTGACAATATCTTCATTTGAAATAGTCATTTTCGTTTATCTCCTTGAAAGTTTCTTTCGTTTGCGCCTTGTGACCGTTATTCTTTATAGAAGCCCGTTCCAAAGGCCTTGATTCTTTTGTGTATTCGTATCAGTATCACCGTCTTCTTCTACGCTATTGCTAGCGTTGCGAGTCTTCTCGATACTTTCGACACGTTCCGTTAGGTTCTTCACGCCATCAGCCAAAGACTTCAACGTTGAAACCAATTCGTCGTTACCATCAGCACTCTTCATAACCGGCTTCTTCTTCGGTTGAGAAAGATCGCTTACGGCACTCGGATTGCTATGACTCTCAACACCCGGAACTTTCGTTTTAGGCGTTGCATTAGGGGCAACCGCTTCAAGGACAAGCTTCAGGATATCTTGCGCATCTTGAAGTTGCTTGATCCTACCAGGTGTAAAAGCCGCTGCTTTCGAAACAGCGGCTACTAGACCTTGCATGGTAAGCGGTTGATCTTCAGAAGAACCTTGACCGTCTTCTGACTTTTTAGTATCAGCTTCAGGTTCAGGATCTTCACCGCTTGCATCTTTCTTGACGGGCGGTTGTGCAGACGGGAATTTCTGGTCAGGATTGAATCCAGCCGCCTTCAGTTTGTCGCAAGCTTTCTTCATATCTTCACCCTTCATACCTAAAGCGGAAAGAAGAGTTTTGACAGTAGCCTTGCTAACGTCTTGGGTGTCACCGGAATCAACCGACTGAGAGTCTTCACTTCCTTCTTTCTCTCCTTGGTTTTTTTCGGTGGCGACCTTCACTATGTTTTCGACGATAGAATTCATGTGTTGTATGGCCTTTTCAACGGCGCTATCGCCACCGTCAACTTGCAATTCAACACGGCTTTCGTCGGTGTTTTGATTTCCGGCTTGTGCGCTCATGTCTTCATTCTCCAATTCTTGATTTTTGGTTACCAGAAACGGTACTTCGTTTGCTGGAACGTCTACTAACGATACCTCATTTGTATCTAATTTTAGAAATCTTCTAATAGGTTTCTTAGGCATAGTTTTGATTCCTTTATGTTTGTACGCCCACTACCTTAGCTTTACCGCCAATACTGAAACCAGTTATTTCACCCTTCTTCACTTTCTCCCATAGCTTTTTGTCTAAGACTTTCACGGTCATAATCCAAGAACCTTGTTTGACCGTCTTAGTCCCTATTGCCATTTCCATAGGTGATAACCAGCTTTCAACTAAGGCCATCTTTCCGACAGGGAATTTACTGTGTTGAATACCTAGTTTGGTAGCCTTATTGAAGTTCATTAGAAAAGCATAAGCGCTATCTCTTATAACTTCAGCGGACATAATATCCCCTTGTCCGTCAACTACTTCAGGTTGAAGTACAATCCCGGTAACAGTCTGTTGTTCTTCATCAGCTTTCGCTATGGTTACATCGATCTGTTTTTTTACCGTATTCTGTTCATCGGATGAATTTTCTGTAACTACATCTTTTTTTGTCTCGACCTGGATTCCTTTACGGGCTTTATCTCTAACAGCGGACAAAGATGTTTTTCTAACACACTTGACGATCCCTAATATACTGGTAGAAATATCTTCCATAATTATATGATAGCTTGATCGCTACGCTGCTTTCAAAACTTCACCAATTTCCGGAAGCGTAGCAGGACGTTTCATAGGTTGAGATTTCTTCGGTTTTGAAGTCGGTTTTCTATTCTTTGGAGTATTCTGTTTAGTCGGTTGTTTACGGCTAGGAACTTCTATCATTTCTTCCTTTGACAAAGAACCAAATGAAACAGATTCAGTAGATATATCAACCGTACTTCTACACCGAAAATGGTAGGGTGGTAAACACAAACCTTTTTTCGCTAGCGCTCTTTCACCACCACTCTTGTATATCTTTCTTGCCTCACCCACTGAAACCCATGGGTGAGCTTCTTTGACTTGTTCCGGATTAGTAGCACCAGAAACTTTTGAAATAAGTGAAGCTCCTTCTCTAACCGTAAAAACCTTTCCATTCATCTCTACACAAATAGGTGAAGTACGATTATCCATAGGATTCACTATTTCGTATCGTGTAACACCTACGTCAACGAAACTTCTTAGTTGACCACGTACCCTACTATTAGTAGCCGTATTAGCCGCTAATCCTTCAAAGTACTTTGCATCAGATCCATTGAATCCACCTGGAACGGTTACCTTTGTTAGTTGTTTCAAGACGGCTTCACTAACGCGTCTACCAGCTTCTATCCGACTTACCCCTTGAACAACACCAGGTTTTACAGATTCTCTTACGGTGTCCCTTACGTTCTTGTCATAATGAACGCCTATCCATAACATTTGATCATCTTGCAATTGCATTACAGCTTGTTCATCAAACAAGTCGAAAGAAGGTTTCACAGCGGCTAATCTTCTTTTCACCTTTGCCTTCTTCACCTTTCCTTCAAGTTCTTCGGTAAAATTTGGCATAGCGTATTGAAGTGAAGCTGAAGTTTGACCGTTAGCCTTTTTCCATCCCGCATTTCTGGCAAGCTTATATATCTCTTCAATGTCTTTTCCGAAACGTAGCGCTACTTCTTCATCCCACTTGTTCATTATCTTGTCTACCGAAGCGAAAGAAGCTTTCAAAGATCCTGTACTCTTGTAGACGCCACCGGCTTTCTTAGCGGCTTGTTCAGCGCGTAATCTCCATTTAGACAAAAGGTATTCACGCATACGTGACTCAACCCTTGCTATATGAGCTACTTCGCTTACCATCAGAGCTTTAGCTACAGCTTCATCAGAGTAAGATAAAACATCGTGAAGGATATCTATTCTCTTAGAACAGCATTCACAATGAAGTACGTGATATAGATCTTCTGTTTTCATTCAGCTTCTTCCATTACCTTTTGACGCCACAAAATTTCAGCCGATCTGTTCAACGCTAATAATTTTTTAGCAACCTCCATTACACTTTCAGGATCTTCTGTATCCAGATCTTCCAGTTCAAGACTTTCCAGATCAAAATCACCGTCATCACCTATAATGCCTAAAGACTTCAGTGTCTTCAATGCAGTAACCTGTTGACCCGGTTCAGTCGGATCGGCCTTGTTCTTCACGGCTTGTGCCATAGTCATAGAGAATGGAACATCAGCGGGAAATCCATCAGGAAAATCTGGTAGATCTATACCTAGAATATCTTCCATTATAAACCGCGCTATCCGTGGAGTAATACCACCGGTCTTCTCAGCACCAGCTAGGATCTTCACTAATTGGGCATTATCGGTAGTATTAGGTGTATTACTCTTATACTTATGATAGATTACGCCCATTTCCGGAAACAGCATTCTGTTTATGCATTCGTCGAATTCGTCTCTTTCTGGTTTGAATATCTGTTCATCAGCCAAACGTCTTGAAGATTCAGCGGTAGCGCGCGTATAGTCCTTTGCCTTTCCCACAAAGATAGGCGGAAGCCTAAAAGCACGCCTAACTTTATCTTGGTTATTTTCGCTATAGTTTTGAAACAGTGCGTCATTGTGTTGATCGGCGGTTAGTGGCTTTATATCTATCTTTACTTGGCCACCGTCTTCACCTTCTTCTTCACCCATTGTTTCAGCTTCAATCAAAAGAAACTTTGAATAGTTGTCAGATCCTTGTATTTGCGATTCTACAAAAGACTGAACTCTATCTACACTAGCTTGTGTCAATTGACCATTTGATACAGCAATAACCATACTAGGTATGTTATTATTCTTGAAAGTGATCCAATTAATTTCTTCAGCCGCACGATCGCCAAATATCGAAAGAAGGTTTCCAATGAATCGCGGTAAACCGTAAGCGCTTCTAGGACTATAAAGCTTTAGGTGCATCACTTCAGTAGCCCGATCTTCTTTTGGAATTCGCTTTCGTAATTTGCCATCCCTTTTACTGTAAAGTCGCGTATCACCAAATTCCTTGAACCACACAACTTTATGTCCGGTAATAGACGATTGTGTTCTACCCTGGTGAATCGATCTGCTTTGAACGTAGTTTCTAAATCTTCTAATAATCCTTTGTCTTTTCACCTTCACAGATCCGTCTATTTGAAGCTCTAGAATACTTCTTTCGGCTTCAACCGGTTCTTCTTCAAGTTTTCCAATTCTCATTTGGTAACTAGGTAAATGAGTAAATCCTTGAATCTGATTAGCGTCATTTCGTATTACTTCGAAGTAGGCATTACCTGTGCACTCAATATCCCTTCTTATCTTTCTTCGAAACGCTACAAAACTTTCTGAAGTCGCATACGTAAAGAAATTTATCAAACCAACTTTTTCTTTCTTTGCATTCAAAAGAAGTTTTTCTTGTTCCGGTGTAAGCTCACCTTGTGACTCGCCTGAATCGTTACTAGTAGGCGTTATATCGTCCATTCTAAGTCTAGAAATAAATCGGTGACCCGTTGCATCTATGTTCGTTTCCATAGCTTCTATACACTGGTTTAGCTCGCAATTGTTCTCTACAAGCATAGACAAAGTAAGCATATCAAAGGGTGGTAAAAGAATCTTTCCCATATGACCTAGCGCGTGAAACGGTTCTTCCGGAAGCGCTTCAGACCTACCAGGTTCAGCCTTTCCACTTGTCAAACCATTTGCCGCACCAGATTTACTTACGTCTATAACTAGAGCACGAACCTTTTTGAGTGCGCTTTTGTTTACTGCATTAGAAGCAATAGTAGTTTTACGTTGTTCTGATTTTTCCATTACATCACTCCCGGTTCATTTTCTCTTCTTCTTCTCTTTCGTTTCATTTTACTCGCTTGTACTGCCAAATCAAAAGCATCAAACAGATCCTTGTACTTATGATTTGGAAATAGAACCATATGTTCTATCAGTAATGCCTGAATTCCTTTTCTGAAAAATACTTTATTATCTTCAAAAATAGCCGATAATTTCCAAGCCCTTGTTATTTTGTCCTTATCAGTTTGGACCTTCTTTAGTCTGATATCTGGATTTTCTTCCTTTAGGTTTTGATATTGTGCGGCTTGATACTGATTTGTTTCAATTGAACATCTGATAGGTTTCCACCTACGGTAGTATTCCAATATCTTTTTGGTTTGACCCTTGAACCTTAATTGATTTTCATAGTAGTCAAGAACGTAATAAGCACTTCTGTCTTTTGTGAGACCAATAACTACTATTGCGAATTTGTCCGCTGATTCACTTTCGCTGATAGCAAGATCAACGCCCATAAAAACACGTAGGTTTCTATAATCTGGCCAGTCTTCTTCTGATATCTGTTGACATTGATCATACTGAAAGATTTCACCCTTCATTGCTTCAGTATCACAATTTCCAGATAATAATATTTTTCCGTTTCTCCGTGTAATTAGCGTTCCATTTGGAACGGTAAAACAAACTACATTTCCTTTATAATATTTATAATAAAAATTTCTTTTTATATTTATTCCATTCCCAATTCCTGGTCTTATTATAGCTCTCCAAAATACCCTTCCGTCTTTCTTTGTAGATTTATTGATCGATACATCCATACCTATCTTCAAACACAATTCAGAAATATCATCTATCAATAATCTAGATTTACTGGTATATTGATAAGATTTGTGTTTTTTGTTTTCTATCGTATATCCATCACCATCAATCAATGCATCAAACATAATTTTCAGTTGATTAGATGAAAGATTTTTTAATTTCTTAGGAATACGAGCATCACCAGAATTGGTCTTTACATATTTTCTCAACCACTCCCAAAGACCAATATGTCTAATACATAATTTATTTACTGATCCACACTTATACTCCTTTGTATCAAACCCCATAGACACAAGCGTTTTTTTCATATCTTCAAATACTAATCCGGAAGATTGTGATAAAGAAATATCACCACGGCTTGTTTTTGAAGTTGCACCTTCCGATATGAAATACCCAATGAATTTTGAAAATAAATTCATTGAAACAATTTTTTCTTTATGTTGATATCTTACGCCACCGTGTCTATCTTTTCTATAACCTGATTTTATTTTGAATGTTTTTACTTCTTTACCATTCCACATAGATGTAGACGGAACTAAAACATTTCCGGTTCTTATACTAGAAATACTTGGTAATAATTCAGCGTCAACCATACTCCATTCTTTTGGTTTGCGATAATCCGCTGGTTTACAAACCATTTGGTGATTAGGAGTAACAAGCGCGTCAATCTTATAACCATTCAAATGAATCAGATTTCCGTCAAAAAATTCGCATATTGATTTTGTTGGTTTTTGAAAAACAATTTTCAAATCACGATCAAAAGTTGCTAACTTGGATTTTCTAACTTCATTATATAGTTTCCATCCATCTTCTGTCAGAAATTCCGTATCATCAGAATGACACTGATATTGACAGTTGAAGATTATTAGACCGGAACGTTTGCGTCTTTCAGCAAACCATTTCGGCGGAAATTTTTTAGGCCAAGGACTACGGCCGTTTCCGTCAAGCGCCGGAATTATTTGGTGATGTTCTTTCAATTCGTTATCTATCAAGTGACCGTATAGATCATCATAATGATAACGAGTACCTAACATGTGGTGTTCACCACGGTGTTCTATTTCTTGATCGGGTGGTTCTAACGTAGGCATCAAAGTGTTGTAGAACCACGTCCTAGTTTTATCTCTCTGAAGTTTACTTCTACTATTATCTTCATCTACTAAGTCATCAGAGATAATGACATCATAGTGTTTTGAAACAACCGTTCCTTCAACGCCTATACAAGTAACTGAAGCTTCTTTAGCAACGATAGTTCTAGGAAGAACTTCTATCTCTCTTTCATCCCACTTACCTACTCTACGTGGATCATAATACTGACCAAATATTTCTTCTAGTCTCGTATTTGTTTCGAAATGAGCTTTTATATTTTTTAGAAATCCACACGCATTTTGTAGAGTCTTAGAAGCAATTAGTATCCTTAGATTTGGATTCTTCAGAAGTAGGTGTATCGTTTTTATTTCAGTGCAAACAGTGGACTTACCAGCGCCACGAAAGCATAGCTGTAAATTTTCTGGATGTTCGAATTGATATTTCAGAAGTGCTAAATGAAAAGGTTCTACCTGTTTCCCTAAAACCTCAATAGCAAGTATATCAATTCTATTGTATTCTAAAACTTGTTTTCTTATCCAGGCATTATTAGAATTACTAACATCACGATAATAGGATTCTAATTGACCCCTATCGGCCTTACGTATTTGTTTCTCTGTCGGTATGGATAACGCAAGGGACATCAGTTATCCCTTACAAATTTGTGATTGTGCATAACGATACTATATTATCCCTTCCCAAAAACCTTTTTTCACTTCACCTGATGCGGCTTCTATGGACGACTTATAGCCATGAGCTTTTAGCCATTCACAAGCCCGCGCGACAGTCCATAGTTTACGATCGAAACGAATGGTCTGAATACGCGACTTACCATTTTTTATACCAAATATAACAGAGATACCACGGGGGAAACCCTTTGGTTTTCCCCTACTGAAACTATCAAAACCACCAGGATCAACCTGTCTAGCCGCGTGGAAATTTGGGAATGGCATTATTATAACGTATGATCGATTTCGTACCCTTGTGAAGATATAGCGACAATTCCACCTGGTGAAGCCGTCATAGACAACAATAAAATTGCTCCATTTGCATTTTCAACGTCAACTATATATGCAACACCAGCACCAGCGCCACTTCGTGTTATTGGATTATCCAACGAAAGAAACTTTCCGGCGCTTTCTGACCATATCATCACTTCTACGTTTGGATTAGCAGATCCACCCGGAAGCGCTGTAGGATCTTTTGTCGGATCTTTATCATATGGAACAACAGAAAATCTAACCGCACGATAATGACCCATGTTTACGCCATGATTTTTCACAGTAAAAACTGTATCTTGCGCGCTTACAACGCGATTTAATTGCCAGTCAGGGGCGCAAGCTGGTGCTCTATCTAATGACATCATTGGATCAGACTTTCTTCTACCGTCTTTTGGATCGAAATAGCCCATGAAAAACTCTCCTAGTTGAAATAAATAGAAGTGCTAGGCGTTCCGAAAAACGCCTAGCTACACAATAGACAAAGGGTTATTCGTGAGCTACCCAGTAGACTTTCTCACCGGAAACGTTCATATCCGCGTCCGTTCCTAGTCTGAAACCATCTGACAACGGCGTTATACCGGCTGTCATTTTCGACATGGTTCCAGCGGTGATCTGTTTCAGTCCAGCCGCATCAGCCATGTCATCAGTCCACACAGCTTTCGCTAGACCGTCTTCATTGAAAAGCTCTACCCTTCTAGGGCGGAATCCTACGGTACGGACATCGATGTTTGCACCAGTGCCATAGAAGGCGCCATTCTTACTTAGTTGTACTCCACTACTCATGACAATTTCTCCCGAAGACATTTCACTGTCTTCTATTCAGTGTCGATCCTTGACAGATTATGAGCCGTCTTCAACGCATAACCCTGCTTTCGCTTGGATCGAAGTTATTGTTTAGTCATAAATATATCATACAACAAAGTGGATCAATCTTCATAGAAGTCGTCGATTGCGTACGCTCCTTCTTCCGTGTGAGCGCCCCTATAAACGTCTTCACCACGTAGCCAAGAAGTAGCGTAGGCCGATCCCATATACGCCCACGGCATTACAGTAAAAATAAAAATTGACAGTAATATATTAATTGGTCCAAACAATCCGATTATCAAAATGAGAAATCCAATTACGCTCGCAGATTCATATTGTTCAGAATGAAAGTGTTCATGTTCCTGAATCCTTGACCACTCGCTTGAACCATTAGGCCTTTTTCCTTCACGGTAAATAATCATGTGTGGAGCGATTGTCATACCGTTGTATTTGAAAATCGAAAGATGTTTTCGCTTTACATCACAAGTGAGACACCAATTACCAGGTGGAAACTTTCCCTTTTGTTTCTTTGGTTTTTTCTCGAATCGAAGATTCTTTCCACATATACCCCAGATAATAATCAATCCCATAAAACCAATAATGTCAGCCGCTAAACAACTGACATACAAAAATAAAGATCGCCATGTTCTCATAATTCACCCTTCAGAATAGTGATAATTGGTGATTCGATCCTATCTTATTTTTTCCAAGACCGTGTGCTCTAAATCCTATTATTACTTGACGCTTTGGTTTAGCGCAAAGTTTACATTCCTTACACGTTACTTCAGAATATTGAGAAGGACACACTATAACGTCTTTTCCCTTTGGAGTTGACAGTTCTTTCGGTGCGTCTTCTGTCAAGGTAACTACCACTGGACCTATACCTAATTTATACAAAGTATCAGCTTGTTCTAAATCATTAGCCGAAAGGTTTATACAAAATCCTTTTGTATTTGATTCATAGATACATACCCTATTGAAAACAGATATTCCACAGTCTTCTAAAACTGGCTTATGAGTGTAAGTAAATCCAGCCTTACCCATATTCGCAATAATCAATTTCTTCAACATTGAAGCGTTTATTTCGTCGCCTAAACCTGGAAGATCACCGGCTTCATTGTGTCGCCACACTTGACCCTTTGGAAGTTGAGAAACCATTTCACAAAACTTATCCCATATAATACCGCCACTTCCATCAGGTTTACTTAGCCTTCTCCAATGCATCCCTACGAAATGACCTTCCGAATAACAGACACCACCACGGAAAGAACAAGAAGAAGGACAAGTAGGACTAGAAGTCATACTAACCGGGATACTTCCGGTCTTTGTGTTGTTTGAATTCAGATTGAACTTCACTCTGATAGGACCACGATCCGGAAGTCCGTTTCTTGGATCGGTTTTTTCGCGATATCTGTATTTCTCTCTACATTGTTTGCAAGTCTTCAAAAACTTGTTTCTTTTTGAATCGAAAAACTCTAATGGTGATTTTTTATTCCAACACTCGCGACAAACAATGTACTTCTTTCCGCTACCATAACAGTCTAAGCAAATAGTCAATATATTATCGTTACCCTGCCCCTTACAGATAGGGCAGGGTTCAGATTTCTTTCGTATCTTTAGTGGATTCTGTTTCACTTACAGATGTAACCTGGAAGTATTCCGTACTTCATAAATTCGTGAAGGTGTTTCATCGGTTCAGTTCCAGGATCAAGCTTTCTTCTTGTGATATGAAAGTGACCGATAGCTCCTTTGAATTCGCGCCAATTGATTTCTTTATTAGCTACACACACGTTACTTTCATACGTAGGAATCACCTCAGCAATGAGACTATTCAATGCTAGCAACGTCATCGTTTGTTCTTTGTAGAAATCCCAACACTTCACGTTTCTTCCGTGAATACGTGTTTCATATGGGTGGCGTGGACCCATCTTTGTTTTACGATATCGCGGTTCACGCCATACCGTATTCATCCTACGAATTCCAGCGTTCACCACTTCAACACCCCAACTTATTTTATTAGCCGCACCAGCGTCAGCCGTATCAACTTCCATCATATCACAGAACTGATAAAGCGATCCGTAAGGACTGATACAATACTCAACGCCTAGCTTTCGCTTATTCAAAACGTTGAACATTGTTTCAACCGAATTCTCTGAACCAGTCCAATGAACAACACCCAATGTAATAGGTACTTTACGACGTTTATTATATCCATCACCGATCTTGAATTCCATCCCTGTATCTTTCCAATTGAAGATAGGAATTGAAGCACCTGTTTGTGGATGCCTTAATTCGTAACTTCTACCGCCTATAATAACTCCATTAGCCATTTTTATTTCTCCTTTACTCTTCTACGGCCAGCCGCTCTTTTACCGGTCTTAGCCCTATTTTTCTTGTCCTTTGACTTTTCCTTCATAGGTGGAGCACCCATAGCAGCGGTAGTAGAGAAATCTTCCGGAAGAACCTTTATACCTTCACCACGATGAAGCTCACCTGTTTTGATTTCAGAAATATCTTTTCCACCACCATATCGTCTCATCATTTTACCGAAACTAGTAATTGCTTTTACTAAACCGGTTTTCAATTCTTTTTCGTTTATTTCACTTATCGCGATACCATTGAAAACCATTTTCTTTTCCGGTTCCTTAGATATCACGCCTAACGTTTGACCTGTAGTGATTACTCTATCAGCAATATCAGATCTCAACCTGATAGCTCCTACCAAAGCGTTATACTGATTCTTAGCGTCAAGGTTCACTATCAATTCGTCTAAAGCACGTGTATTTCTGTCCTGAACAATAACGTATTTAGCGAAACGTTCTTTACTAGATAAAATCGATTCTTCATTCCCCTTACTTTCAAGCAAAAACTTTTTTGCAATAGCGTACTCTTGTGGTGTGATATCTAGGCTTTCAATGATCTCGCCATCACTATCACCTTCCATCATTAGGCCGTATATTTCGGCCGATAGTTCCAGCTTCTTTTTATAACTCAATAACGGTTTATTTTTTTTAGACTTCATCAGTTAGGACCTACACATTTATTGTTCGAAAGTTCACTTGGTAATTTTCTAGCATCAGTCATTACCTTACGTGAAATTATACCGGAAAGGTGGGCTATTCCGTACGATCCATTTGCACACGTATGCACAATAAACCTTTGAAGACAACCGATATTTATTATATTTGGATCGCTAATCAAAGATAATAGTGAAGATAATGAAATAGAAGATACGGTATTTGGCATTATTATTTCATCACACATTGCACACCTGTACAATGGATATCCGTATTCTTCCTGTTGTATATTACTTCTTTTTCTTTGTGGTGGATCGTTTCTTTCCGGATACTTTCTGTGTTTTTTTCGAGTCATCCTTTTCTACCTTTTTCGAAGAACAGTTACACTCTCCATTGCAATGTACTTTATTTTGATCCTTCCTTCCGGAAGGTCCCCTTTTTTCAGCGTCAAAAAGTGCTCTTTCAATTATTGCCAAAGGACCAGGATCACCAGGTTCACCATATAAATAAGAATGTAAAGCTGAAGCCCATACATTCTTTGATCTATTCCATAAGTCAGTTGGAAGCGCCGGACATAAACAATAATACTTATCCTTGAATTTCTCCAATTCGCATTCTAGATTTTTGATTCTTTCTTTCAGAGAAGATATTTCATCGGACTTTTTTTCTTTCACTTTCGTTCTCCTTACGTATCCATTTAGGAACATCACCAGAAACACTTATGTCTATCAGAGATTGAATTTCTTCATCGGTTAGCTGATAACCCTTTTGTTCTTTGGTGAACCCACCATTCAGTGAAGACTTATGAAGCTTCATACCCAAAGAAGCCATTCCATTTTCTACCGCCCTTTGAATGGTTGATTCAGAAGTTTCCAACTTTGTAGCTATCCGATTATTCGAAAAACGTTTTTTCATTTTCTTCAGCGCTATACGTTCACATTGTGCCAAAGAAAAAACACGTTTCGATTTATAATCTCTATCCCCTATTAGCTTTCCGGTAGGTTTTACATTATTCCAGGTCAAACCAGCGGCTATTTTGTAAATGGTCATATAAGAGACATTATACAAACCAGCTACTTCACTTAGACCTTTACCGCTAACGATCAATCGCTTGATCTTCTTCACCTGTTTCTTACGTAAGTTTTTCGATATAATCGACACAAGTATAATTACACTCTGAAGAAGTAAGCGATGAATTTTTTCATTCTTTCACTTTCTTTTCTTCTTCAGGTTCTTTGTCTACTTCTTGTATTAGACGCGCGGAAACCTTTTCAAATTCATCAGCTCTAGTACGCAAATGAACGGCTAGGTCATTTAGTTCACCTGCCATAATCTTTTTCACTTCCGGAACCATTGGTGTTACCATTGACAACTGAACCGGATCCGGTGATGGATCTCTGTTCATTATGTATCCGAGTAAACGGATAACATCTAAACGAGTAGCCGCCATCACTTGACATCTCAATAGGTCTGTTTGCAATTGCTTTATTGAAGCCTGAAGGCCTACTACCATTTGCACTAAACCTTGTTTGCTCAATGAATGTAGATTCATAGATTTTACATTATTATTTTTCATATTATAGTCTACCCTTCATCCACGGCTTGAAATACTCATAATAAATTTTTCCGTAAACCATTCCGAATAGAATTGAATACGATGTAGACGGATAAGTTACAGTTTCATTTCCACAACCTACCCACACAAACGAACACCAGAAAATGAAAAATAGGAAGTACACAAGGTACACCCAAAACATAATTGTTTTACCGTATTTCTTTGTCATACAAGATAGGTAACAGTACCACAATGGTACGATGAATTGTTTTGTGTCGCTTCAACTATTTAGATTTATAAAAATGACAAAAATACAGCCGCAATCCACAAGAATCACGGCTGTATCGTCACTATAGAATACGTCTAACTAAACTTTAGGACGTGGTAGATCGTCGCCATGAATCCTTTTATATTCAGCTCTAGCGCTCCTTCCGACGATGATCCAAGACTCATGTTTGTGATCATAGTCTAGACCTACATCGGAACATCTTTTCAAAAGTCCGTGTAACATCTCATGAATCACCGGTTCACCTGTTTCATTTACAGTTTTTGCTAGGCTGTTTCTAATAACCGCAGTAGGAGCGCTAGAACCAATTGATCTTGAAGTGAAATGAAAGTACGCTGCTACACGTTCATGTGGATCGTGCTTTTGGTATTCATCCATTTCACTATCACTTATAAATGATATTCCAACGGTGTCGATTTCACTTTCCGCCTTATCCATATTGGTATTTTGAATATATCTATTCCACGCCACAAAACACGCTTGTACAGCGTAGGCGCAAGAATCAGCCAAAATATTTCTAGATGATTCTGTTGCACCTGGTGTATTTATCGTTATGACTTCGATATCACCGTCTATCTTTCGATTCCTTTGAACACCTTTTGTCCACCGGTATTTCCTACCTAATGTAAACGCCCATATCGCGATTCCGACAAAACCGAGTATACACAAAACCAATGTTACTATTGCACTTACTGACATGATTACCCTTCCTTCCTAAAAAAAACTTTTGAAAACCATTTCTTGAATTTTCGAAACAAAAATTGAAACCTTAGCTTTAGCTTCCTATGCCAAGGAAAATTGTTATACATGATCCGTGCGGCTTCTTCTAAAGCTTCACGATTCATTTGCCTCAGTATACCAGCCTTTATTAGGCGAAACATAATTCTATTTCGCCTTTTCTGTTTTGAAGCACTCAACTTTCCTTGTTTGTGTAGCTTATCTAATTTACAGAATTCTTCTACATCCCTTCTATGTGTTCGAGTTACTTTAGCATCGTTTATAGCGTATAGTATTTTGTCGTTCATAGTTTACCCTTATCAAATTTAGTGTTCAGAGCATCATGAATAGACACCTTGCCTTCTTCAGCCAAATAACCGATCACTCTACCATCTTGATTAGCGACTAGAGCGACCTTGTGAATCTTCTTCCTACCGGCTAAATACGCAAACCCTTTTTCTGTTATGCGCCAATATCCGGACTGTCTACCCTTTGACTCTATCAATCCCCAGTGGCGTAGTTTCGTAAAGCTACCACCACGCGCTTGAGATTCGAGTCCTTTGCTTTCAAGGAAGCTTCTAACGTGAACGTAAGCGTCACCACGTTCTTTAGCCCACAGTTGAAGCGTAGTAGCCATAGTCCTGTCAACTACGCGCTGATAGATAATCGAAGTACGGCCACACACAGGACATTTAGTTTTACCTTTGGACCTTAGTTTATCTTCGAAACGTTTTTTGGCTTTTTCTAGAGTTATAGGCATACGCCTATATACCAGAAACGTTTTTCTTTCGCTGAACCGGATCCGGAAGTGGATAGGGATATTTCAGGGAATATGACAAATCTGTAGAAAAAATCGTTTTTATTCCGAAGTGAGCGGACATTACATTAGGCGGTATTTGTGGATCATAATCTTTACACGAATAGACATCACACACGGCATAGGAGCATTCAGGGAAGGTATGGATTGAAGCATGTGACGTACTCAACACTACAACACCGGTAACACCACCAGCGTCATTAGGACAATCAAGTGACATGTTTTCTAGAATTGGCGGAAGCCAATAAACCTTTGGTTCATCTACAGCTTCCATATCGATCGCTTCAACTAAGTCTTCAAGAAAACTTCTTACTACTTCAACGTCATTCAAAAAATCAGGATCGCCAGTAAGAAGATATTTCATGTGTCTACCATTTCTAGGGTCCATTGCCTCACCTGACCTTTCCATTTTTATTTTACCCCATACTTATATCCGGGAGCTAACGGATAAGCTAATATACGCAATTTTGACATAGATAATTTAGTATGCTTTGCAGTTTCTTTCATACCGTATTTTCTAATTGATAAACGTAAATGTTTTGACATAGCGTTAGGTCTACGATTACCCATTACAGTTTCAATCGATCCAAATGGATAAATATGTTTCCATCTACTTCCATTTATAATTTTACGCACATTTGGTTCAGAAATATGAAATCTATCCTGTATCTCCATTGCCGATACTCTGTGATCGCTTAGTGCTTTTTTGATTATCGCTACCTGTTTATCGCTTAGTTTTGCTAAAGCACTATTTTCACCACGCAAAATTACATTGCGCCCCTTTTTTACCATATCAGCATTATTCCATTTTGCATCACCAATTACCAAGTGATTAGGATTGCAACACGGTGGATTGTCGCAAGTGTGACATACGTAAGCGTCTTTTGGAACTTTCTTTTTGGCTACGAAGATTAGGTAGGCACGGTGAGCCCTATAGGTTTTTTGTTTTCTATCTGAAATACCACCATATTTTATTGTTCTAACAGCCTTACCATAACCATTCTTCCCTATGTGACCAGTCCACGGCCAGCATTCATTCTCACCACGTTTATCAACATGGTCAATCAGAATTTGCTTGAATGGTTTTCTAGATCTCATGTTATTTATTTTTTCTATTCTTCTTTTTTGATACCTTTGAAATCTTATTTCGCTTCCGTCTATTGTCTACTTTATTTTTGAACTGTTTGGCTTTTTGCACTTTGAAACCTTCTGACTTTTCATTCTTATGTGGATCGAAAGCTTTTTTCTTCGCTTCTTCGATATCCAATTGTTGTCTACCGGATAGCAGGGATTCTGAATCAGAATTCATTTTTGATCTCCTTACTATGTTTAGGGCATCTTGGTTTCAGATCTTCGCCCAATGACCACCCGTCAATAAAGTTTATATATTGTACATTCAGAGCTACACCGGAAACACCTTGGACTATTCCGACCTTTTTATCGTCAACACGAAACCTTTCTAGTATCG